GTTATAACTTCGACTGCCCCTGTGCAGCTAGACTGCCCCTGTGCTCCCTCGCTTTGCTTCGGTCGCACACCAAATTTCCATTTACAAACAAATTAATTTTCATCTAACTCACGTATTAAATCATTAACATATTTTACACAGGAATCTAACTCATCATACCCGTCCAAAATCAGAGCACCGACAGTGATGTGAAGTTTGTCTATCACTTTTTAAACAGCACAGCATTCGCCTTGCTTGTATCAGACTTTTCTATAACCGTTATTGCGGAATCAATAATCCTAGTGACTTCGGATGGCGGCATCATGGTAGTGTCAGCACCTTTCCGCCAAGACTGATATTCTCTCAATTTTTTAAGAAGTTCTTTTTTTCTCATGTGTTTAGTAAATAAGGGGTGATTATGGCTAAATGGATATTGACCCATAAAACACCCCTTTTATGTGATATGAAAAGATTCAAAATTAAAACAACAGTCCATAAGACAAATATTGTTTTAAGGATCTTTTATGGTACAAATATAATAATTATTGTGAATTAAGCCTTAAATAAAATTAGGTATTAATCAACAATCTCCCAATCATCGGCAAACACATCGCTAATAGACGGGACCCATGAATCAGCACGCCCAGTGTTCTCGTTGTAGATAAGGCATTGACTCGTATAGTCAATGAATCCCTTACCTTTCAGAATAAGGTCTTTTGCCGATTGGGGAAGCGATTGCATCTTGGGGATAACATCACTCTCTATATGAGATGGAACCTGTTTAAATACCATTAATCCTTCCCCGTTCCAGCCCTTTCTACGAATTGGATAACCTGCTTTGAGAGCCATAATAGCCATGCCAAAATTTATCTTTCGTACTTCTGCGTCATCAGAACCTTGCATACGCTGTATGCGAGTATCAAGAAGCCGTATATAGTCGAACATAGTACAACACTGCATTTCCAGTAAACACTTGTTGTACATATCATTAACGACTTCATCCATTTTCCCTGAATCTATGAAAGCGGCCAACTTTACATATCTTCCATTGAGTTCTTCGGCTTCTATCTGCATACGGTCAACTGGTGTTTCGGCAATATTATACGCCTTTTCAAACGTATCTTTAGGGCTCCAACTTTCGTACCCATCTTCATAACGTACATGATAGCCCTCATCATCAAAATTTTCCGTTGACGGTTTTTCTCTAAGAAGATGTTTTCCCCACGCATCACCTCTTGTCATAGGTTCTGCTTCAATCTGTTTTGTTCCAATGTACTTTTTCATATCAATCTATTGTTTAATTGGTTATAAATGCCAAAATAAAATCGGATGGAGGAAACCTAAAATATGGCAAAAAAGATAAACCTCCATCCGCAAACAAAAACAAGAATTTGATCAATACAAGCAAAAATCACACATTTCGGACAGCATTGCAATGCTAAAAGGATAAATCATCTCGTCTTTCAGGCTGAACAGGTGCAGGTGATGGTGCTTGTGCTGGTTGCGGCATATCTATCTTAAAGCACCCAACTTCATTGTAATATTTACCCTGGTATTCTCTTGCTCTGATTTCAAGATGGGCAGTAATAGTATCACCCTCTTTCAATTGAAGATCACACAGGTTTCCCATTACATAAAAATACACCTCTTTGGTATATGTAGAACCAATTTCCTCAACGAGAAGATTTCTCTTTTGCCAAGGATTACCTGCCTTACTTGTACCAGTCTGTAACTGATCTACTTTCTTTACTTTACAATTTAATACTAAGTCCATTTTTTTATTTTTTATATTTTTCTTCCTTTATTTTGTCCAATTCTCTCATTGCGGACAGCCTTCTTTTGTGAGCGTCCACCCTTATCCAGAAAACTTTCCAACTAACTTCCTTACCGTTAGTTGTGTTCTCTTTAAGTATCTTGCCACATTTAAAAATCTCGTTGACAAGATAATCATACCGTTCTTTATCATAGCAATATCTCATGCGACAAAAGTAATATTAAAAAATAAACTAACACAGAAAACAATACTAAAAATAGTTAACTAAATGGTTAATTCTTCCTCTTCCTCTTTCGACAACGCCTCTACATCACCATCTTCACCTTTAGGAAAATACAGTTCGTCAAGATAATTGCTTGCTTCACTCTTTTCAGTGAAACTCTTTATAACACTCCCCCGTTTGCTAACGACACGGTAACTAATATTATCCTCTGCTACAACTTTGTAACAATTTAAATCATCCACATCTACAACATCGGGAGCATTATCATCAATACGCATCATGCTCAATATATGAGAATACTCGTTCACCTTCACCGTACAGGAAAAAACATTAGGAACTGGTTCTATTATCAATCCGGAATTTATCAATGAATCAAAAACAGAACGCCTAGGTTTGTATTTCAGTTGCCTCCTTATAAACTTCAACGTTATCATATTATCTCCTCTCTGTGCGGATAATACGCACAAACGTAATACCCGTAACGCATCAATACTACATAGAGGTGAAATGTACTTGTACAACTGGACAGGAGTAAATTTATGGTAATAATCAAATACTCCCTCTTCCTCTATTTCCCTTACACGCCTTTCCCTTTCCTTATTCCTTACCGTTAAATTAGTAGTTTTCCTTACAGACATAGACTATCCTTTCCATGTATCGTTTTCCTTTATCCATTTACGTTCATCATCACTAAGATCACCTGTTGATTCACGATGATATACACACTTGTTGCATAACCCTGCCTTGGCACGGACACACTTGTCGCAATCGTATGGGAAAAACGCTATAGTTGTCTTGTCATAGAAATCCTCACTGGCATCATCATCAGAAAGCCAACCTTTGAACTTTGCAAGCATATCAAGCGCACCTTTCACATCCTTAAAATCAGCAGTGTCTATATCAGAACGCTTTAGGAAACTTTCTATAAGGCTTATCGCATCTTCAAATTCAAGGTTATCCTTGTTTATCAAAGTCTTTGTCTTTTCCTTATTATCACCTTCCAATACACGCCTCATGGATGGTGTCACATAATCGGAAGCAAGCATGGAAGATTTGGCATAATTGACAATCTGGGTTATCCTTGGAGAGTTCACCCATTGCTTGGCTTTCATAAGCAAAGAACGCTCTGACATACCCTCGTCAACAACGTGTGTAGCCCTGTAAAACAAGACAGGATTGGTATCTATGACATAAGCGGACGCAGCCCATAACTCCATCTCATTCGCATCATCAATATGCTTTGCTATATCAATCTTCTTCTGTTTTTCATCGTCAATAAGAAGATTGTTACTAAGGGGAAGTTTACCCCATCCTTTATTCAAACCCATTATCTTTCCTCCTTTATCCTAGACTTTATCTCCCTTACCCTCTCGTCAAGTTCAGAAGAATATTTAAAAAGATTGTATATGCTACTCCTGTCAATACATAGGAAATCAGAAATATCAGACATACTTAAACCCATGTCACGCATGACACAGCACACAAGAGCACGGTTCATCACAATATCATGCTTCCTGCTTTTCCTGTTAACATCAGTATCGGAGAGTCCGCTTGCCGCTAGAACTCTCCTAAAAATCAAAGCGTTGTCAGCCTTTTTGCCCATTTTTCACATTCTCCTTGTCTACGATTAATTGCATTATATCAGCATAACCAGCCAAATCAACCATATTGTCACGCTTTTTATGGAATCCCTGCCTGCATAGCTTTACAGCTATCTGTACAGCAACACAGTCATAAGGAGATAATTCCTTTCCAGTAATCAAAGAAGCCATCTTGGAAATGTTTTCAAAATTGACTACTGCATCGCCATAGTCAGACTGTCTGCTGTTGCTGCGGATATCCTTTGCTTCATCAAGGATGCTTCTCTCCTTAACATGATCAACATAAGCAATACAATCCGAGAAAAGAATATACTCTTTACCCTGGTCATCCGCACAAAGAAACTTTTCACCATTCTCAAAACAGTATTTAACAGTGACAAATTCACCGAATACATTTGACTTGCTTACAGAATCTTTACCGTGAAGTGAAATGTATTTATCACGGTTTATAATTTTCACCCTGCTGTTCAATGTAACTCCAATCATAACAAATCACCTACCTTTATGTTATCCGCATCCTTCTTGTCAGAAAAGAAGATACGGTCATACTTAGTTTCACCAAACTCAACAAACATGGCTAAGATAAAATACTTGTTCAATACACTGTCATAGCCCTTATCGTAAATCTTGTTTATCTTTTTTGTTTTCATCGTTTTTCACATTTAATATCCATACTGTCACCTCCCATCATCATCTTCAACGTACATGTATTGGACATAAGTTCAACAATCTCGTATCTTACGTACTCATATCCATCAACATAACATGTAATGGTTTTACCAGATATATCATAAGTACCGTAACCATTCCCAAAATAGCCCCTTCCTACATAAGTACCATCCTGATTAAACTTAGCGTAAGTAGGTCTTATCATAGGATACCATCTACCATCCACTTTTACCTGAACAAGTTCCCATGTACCGATAATAGCATCCTTGTATTCATCATCCTTATCATCAGAACAGCTACACAACCCCAATAATACTATTGAAGAAATAGCTAAAAATAATAAAAATTTCTTTCTCATTTGCCTGAATTATTTGTGTGACCAAAACCTCCATCTCCCCTATCCGTTGAATCAAGGCTTTCAACCTCAACAAATTCAACCTCAATATAATTACTGAAAAGAAGCTGAGCAATTCTCTCCTTTGCGGCAATATAGAAAGGCTCTTTCTCAAAATTCTTCACTATAACACCGATACAACCAGTATAATCACAATCAATAACACCATCCAACACATCTGCGTCATGATACTTCCCGTCAACGCCAATAATACCTTTCAGAGAAAATCCACTTCGAGGCTTGATAATAGCCTTCATATTTGATGGCATCTGAATGGCTATACCAAGTTTAATCAGATTACGACCTTTTCTTATCAACGTGTTGTCAGGAACATACAAATCATACCCGGCAGCACCATCAGTTTTTTTTTCGGGAAGAACTGCATCCCGTCTTAATTTTACAAATTTTACTTGATTCATTTTTTATTTCCTTTTCTCTTTAAATCATACATAGCGCATTCCCTGCTTCGATAAATCTTGCTTGCAGGATAAATCACATCATTGACAATAACAAAGCCGACAACAGGATCTGTAATTGGAACAACTTCACCATCAACAATAGTAAAATTATTCTCGGATAAAAGCCTTCTCATGGCAGCAATCTGTTCGAGAGTAGCCTTTGATATATCATAGTTGTTAGAAAAGTTAAACTCTAAATTACAGATAAGAACATTCTTGTCCTTATATAAGAAATTAGCTTTCAAACCACCAGTATTAATAAATACATAATCTATTAAATCTCCTGTTCTGCTTTTAGCAAACAGGAAATCTCCTTTCTTGAAATCGCCAATCTCTACCAACTCATAAGTACAATCATCAATCTTCTTCAATCTATACCCGTTAGGTAGTTTTATTACACTTACATCTGTCTTACCCATTTCTTTCCTCTGTATTCAATCTAAATGCAGCTTCCCTAGCCTGATCCTTCGTTCTATACAACTCTATTTTTTCAAACATACGACCATCATCACAGTCATACGTACACAAGGTGACAGCCCACATATTACCACGCGGAGAATAGAAATACCTGCCGTAATCCTTTCCCATCACCTTACCGTCAATCCTTATTTCTCCTTTATTAGCCATAACATGCCTTATTTCCTCACCCCAAACTTTTTCCTAAACTCATCAATAGAGCACGCTATTCGCTGACCAAGATGGTCTACATACAAAACAGCATCTTTAATCATTCGGTCATTCTCACTAAGCATGTGGATAATACTGTCAATTACACACTCTTTGCCGCTACCTAATTCAACATACTTATTACCCATGACAATGCAGTCTTTTTCCTTCAAAGGAACAATACGTTCAATCTTGCTTTCACGATATTTTTTCAGTTTTTCAAAGAACTCACGGTGCATTACACGCTCGTTCTCATCCATCACATGATAAAATTCACAGCAAATATCGTGAACATTCTTTACCGTATTAACCTCATCAATGTTGTCAATTGCATTCTGCAATGCGTCAAAGAAATTCACATCATGCTCATCCAATACTTCTTCCATCATTCTATCAATGGAAGCAATAGCTGCGTTCTTGAAATCAATATCATCACAACTAAATCCCAAAGAGATATAATTACGCAAAGAAAGAAAATTTTCCTTAAAATCAATTTCTACTTCAAAATCCATTCTCTAAATTTTTTAATGTTAATACTATCAAAATTATTAATAACAGCATCTCCGATATCATCGTTATGCTTCAATCCAAAAGACAGGCTAGGGTATTCCCACCATCTCGCAACACGTCCTTTGTCACCCCACAAAGATATAGCTTTATTATCAAAGTCGGGGAATAAAATAACATTTTTTGGCAATTTATTTCCAAGCTGGTTCATTCCGCCACAAGCTATCCATACAAAACCGTTACCAAAAGTCATAGAAGCTATTAGGACGGTTTTCTCCGATTCAACCATACAAGTTATCGCATCGCTGCAATACTCCCCTAAAAACGGCTTAAAATAGCCGCGATAGGTAAACCCCTCGCCCGTAGTAAACTTCCTGAAAGCATGGGTTTCCTTCTTCCTGTGACCGTTCACCCCATATCTTATCCTGTTGTCATGGCACACGTTACCATCCTTATCAGAATACCAGAACACAGCGGATTCCCTTCCAAGACATCCTACCTTGTACCTTGAAAACACATCATTAACGGAATCAACACCGAAAACACCTGAAAGGTACTCGTACAGGTTATTACCCTTCCAATGCCCGGCATCGCTAAGCCTGTCAACATACTTCATATCAACAAACCTTGATTCCTGTCTACCCGAATCATACTCCCTCTCGTAGAAATCCTTCAAACTCATCCTGCAACCGTCCGGGCTTGACAGAATCCTAAAAGCATCAGAAGCACTACTGCAACCGGGAAGATAAGACACGAGAAAGTCAAACAGGTTGACAGAATCACCTCCCTGCTCGGTAACGGTGATACTGCCCGACTTGTTCATATAGAAAACCAGCTTATCCTTCCTGCTATGGCTCTCCAGATTTATCCGGGCAGGCAATGTCCACCGCTTACCCCTACGCCTTAAAGGAAGCCCAAGCACAGTATCAAGATTGGCAAATATATACTCATAATCAATAGAACCCATACTACTTAAAATTACGCCATCCCTGTTTTATATCCCTAAAGAAATCCTTCAACGTATAACGATAACAGTCAGGATATCCTAGAAAATCAGAAAGGCATGAAACATATTCTACAGGCTTACGACCACTCGTCCACCTGTACACCATTTCGGCAGGAACCATAAACACAAGAAGAACAAATAAAATGTCAACGTATATGAGAAACATGACAAAACGAACAAAGCATTTCATATCATTCTCCCTCCCCTAAAAGAAGTTTCTTCGCATAACGCAACGCAAACTCCCAATTGTAATAAAACGTACCTAGCAAATCAAAGAACAGGCTATACACAGCATCCTTGTCACCATCGGGAACGGAATACATGATATCATCCATCATACGGATATCATCACTGAACCTAGCATTCTTTGTCGTATAACGCCACAAACCGCCAACGGCAAGTATCTTGGCGTGTTCATAAACATGACCATCAATGGAATATACATCACAAACGTAATCATTAAACCAATCCTCATTGTCCAGCACACCACTAACAGGACTTGCCGACAAAATCATATTAACAAACACACCAAAATGACAATACTGCTCTATCTTACCCGAATCATTGTCAAACTCAACCTTGAAAGCATCCTTGCCGCTCTCATTAATACTGCAAACCATGTCACTCACGTAAAGCGTCTTTAACCACTGGCTGAAATTATACCTTTTCAAACCAGTCCTGTTACGGGATTCATTTATCGCGCACTGGGCATCAGACACACATACATACCAATCAGAAGTAACACGAATACTTCTATCAAATAAAACAATCTCTTTATTATCCATACACAATAAAATTTTTCAGCAAAAATACATATTAAAGTAATATGGTAAAAACAATAACGGTTAAATAATCTTTAATTTTCGTTATATTCTCGGAAAGGTTTTAAATAAGTGGAGAAACCGTATTCTTTTATTATTGATAATATTTCATTTTCGTCAATTGAATAAAATTCTCCTTTTACTTTTTTATTTGAAAATCTGCGGTGTAGCTCATTTTCTATATTTTCGTCAATAGTTGCAATGACTAATAAATTATGATTTCCGCACGAAAGCGTTCGATATCTCGTTTTAATATCAGACGTAGAACCTATTTTTACTAACCCAGTAACTTTATCTTTCATCAAGTACGTGCATCTATCAAAGGATTTTTTTCTTGAGAGTTTTAATACTTCTGCCATAGTAGTAAATATGGCATAATACAATAATTCACAATCCCCAAAAAGAAATTTATTTACTTCTATTGCTTTATCAAAATCGTGCATCCAGGCATATTCGATAAGTGCATTAGCTAATGTAAGCTGGTTATATATAGTACCATCTTCGTAAAGCATATATTTCCCATAATCGTTTTCACAAAACTCTACATATCCTACACAACTTGGGAACATTGTAATTATAAATTCTTTTACACTATTAGTTAAAACTTGGTCATTCTGACCTTTAAAAACTAGTTCATTCATAACAATAAAAAAAGTGCGCCTACTACGAGCTGTCAAATCAACCATAGGGTTTATTTCGGAGGCGTTTCCGTAGCTCCACTCGGTAGGCGCAATATCTTAATCTATACTACTACAATATGTCATGGCAAAAAAATAACTCCAATGATTGAAGTCACAGGAGTTTGCCTCTCCCATGATTGATTTGACGCTACAAAACTAAGTATTTTTTTGAAACTGCAAAATTTAAAACGGCAAATCCTCCTTCATTATATCATCAGCCTGTTGCAGAAGGTATTCGTCAGGATTATACTTCCGTCTTAGGACAATCTGAAACATTCTGTTCCTGTTCTCATCCCACGCGGAAGTGACGGAATAGCCTTCCTGGCGTATCATGTCAACCATCTTTCTCTTGCTGTAAGGTCTTACACCACAGTCAATACAATATGCACTGTATTTCACATACAGGTCACGGTCACGGATAGCCTCAAGTTCAATTCCCCCATCAGCATCATACCCCGAATCGTAAAGATACGACAGGACACTGTTGGAATCACGTCTTGCGTTCTCCGTAACGGATTCTATCGTATAACTTCTCGTAAACTCACCCTTGTTCTTAACAAACCGTCTTGCACCCTCTATTATCCAGTTGATAATGGCCGCCGATTCCTTTGACAGCTTCATCGGAAGAGATCTGTCCTGTTCCGATTCCTTAAACACACGATAGAACGGTATGACAAGAGAACGCCTAAAATGACCGTAAGTCTGGTCCGAAACGGAAGGCATCTTGTTAAGATTGGCCATGAAAGGCGGCATCATGTCGGCAAGGAAAGGCTCACCGAACGGAAGGCGCGCCATAGTAGGCTCACCGGATATGAACTTCTTATACTTGCCACCGCTCACATCCTTCCCACCCATCTCAGAAGCGTAGTTGAGCAGCTTGCCGTTTATCATAGCTATATTGTACTCGCAAGTAGACTTGTCACCCGACAGATCAGCCATCTCCATATACGAAACATTATCCTTCCCTAGCGCGTTGACAACAGCGTCAAAGAACACCGACTTACCGTTACTACCACAACCGAGAAGGTAACACATCTTCTCCATCTTGATCTTCTTCCTGTCAACAAAGGCACACCCCACAAACTCCTGCAAGGCATCCTGTGTATCCTTTACAGGAATCACATCGTCCAGGAACTTCTCCCACAACGGGCTGCGCGCCAACGGGTCATAATTGATATTGATACGTATGCACGATTCTATCATGGGCGAGAAATCGAACGTTTCCATCGTTTCCGTGTCAAGGACACAATTGTCAAACGTGATAAAGTTACGCTTGGGATTGAATATCTCATGCGTCACGTTCTTTACGATGGTACGGTAGAAACGCTCGCTCGTATCGGTCATGTACAGTTCGCTAAGACCGTTTATCCGGCACAAGTCCATGCACAGGCGCATCAGATCATCCTTCATCATGGGAACGAATATCTTACCGTCAAAAGCCATGATGGAACCGCTCCTGTGGCGTCTGAAATTGCACTCCCTGCATGCATCAGCTATATCCATCTCGACCATAGCGGATATGGAACGCTTCCACTCGCCTTCATCCCTGGCTTTACGGAAACCGCGACCACCGCCCTTGTCCGCCAGCTTGCCCATAACGGAATCAAGGATGTATTCATAAGAAGCCTTTGCAGATTCAGCGACAGTCATTTTCCCCTCCTTTCTCTACCGATTTCTCCCGGTCCACAACCTTCCCGAACATTACAACGGGATACAGGTCATAATCGTCCGTTGATATGTCAGGGCGTGCGTCCATATCGTCAAGGGAAGAGTACACGTCCGCGATGTGCTCCAGTTTCCTGCACACGATGGAATCACGTCTTATCCCGTAATACTCTATAAGGTCAGCCATGTACTGTATGGTAATGTCCTTGAACCATGTGAACGCATCGTCACGTGTCTTTGCACCGTCACAGCAGGTATTGAACGTGTACCCGAAACGCCTCATCTTCACGAAGTAGCTGTTCCGCCACAACGACACCGACTTGTCCATCTCGCTCCCTGCATTGCGTATGGCGGTGACGATGCTTCCCGGCATGAGCGCGCACCGTGAAACGCGAGCGGCGGAAGGCTTCCCGTTCGCCCCGGTCCCATCCACCATATCAACATCTGGCACGAACCTTAGATCATCCACGCTCCTTCCGCCCACAACGGACGTGTCATGCCGCATGAGATAGTCGGCATCCACGATATGCCCGTACTGCCTTACCTGGTCCTCACACCACGAAGCAAATCTCCTTAACGACCGTTTCCACTCGGAAGGAAGCACATACCCGTACTTTCCGCATATATCCTCTATATGCTTTCTCTCCTTCTCCCATTTCCTCTTCATCTTCCTCTCGTACTCCAGCACCTCACCTTCCACGCTGACACCAGCGACCTGTGCGGCCATGGATTTTGCAGTTAAAGGTACGGGCACGCGTCTGATGAATGACGCTTCCGACACAAGAACCGTCCTAGTACCGTCCTTCAACGGCTCGTCAAGTTTGAGGAAACACTGTCTGTCCGCAGCATTAACGAGCGTAACCCACCCGAACAGCCGTGTCTGAACCCTCATTCCCTTGTACCAACGCTCCCTGTCGGGCATTGCATCGGACAGGCATATGACACGCCTTGATTCGGGCAACCTAAGTTTAATCTCTATTTCTTCTTCCATATTTTACTTGATTTTACCTGCAAATATAGTGCAAAAAACAATACGAAAACAAATAGTTAAATTAATTAACTGCAAATGTTTACGTGATTAACAAATGCTTGTCAAGGAAGATAGTTTATCTTTCTTTACACAAGATTTTTTACTTTCGCGTCCACAGTATGCTTTGAACAGGAAAAGTAAAAAATGTTTATTGTTGTTATTTTTTATTTTTGTAATAATTTTTCTCATTTTAGTTAAAATGATTTAACTATATTTTTTTATTTAATTGCTATTTTCTACGTTAAGAAATGTAAAATTGACTTAATTTAACATAAAATAAAAAATCTCAACACCGATAGTTGCATATGCAACTAATTGATTCGGGAAAATTCGTAAAAAACCTACGAAATTCGTTTATTTTTCGTAGACTTCGTAAACTCTTCGTTTTTCAACACTTGTCAAAAAACTCGCAAAAATTAGTAGTTAAATAGCTGAAAACAAGCTGTTTAGTCTTGTCAAAAAAAATTGAATCGTAAATCTTTGAAAATTTACTCTCTATTAATTTGTATATTAAATGTTAAAAGTAATATATATATACAACATATACATACACGTACACCTTACATGCTCTATTACAATACATATACACGTACATCACATATACGACACATACAGCATAAAACACCAAAACTGCATACGTAATTTAGTATAGATACATATCAAAACGACGAAATCAACGAAGAATACTGTAAACCAATAACTTATACTGCAAAAAAAGACATAAAAAATGCAACCATACCTACGAAACACACCGAAAAACATACGATTTTCGTAACTTTTTATGTAAAGATTTATCCGATTTTGTTGAAAACTACTGAAAATACACCTCCAAAACGCAAAATCAGCCATCCGAGCAAAATTTGGAGAAAAAAATTTTTCAGAAAAAAATTTATCGGGAGCGACACACCCACCGCGAAACCTCCACAAAGGGGGGTATGGCACTGATTTACAGGTAATTACACACGTTTATCTACCACGTTTATCAACGTTTGTAAATAAAAAAGAATTCTTTTCTACGACAATCGAATTTCGAAATCTTTACAATAAAACATCTTTACAAGTGACTTCTACGAAGATTTCGTAATTCCCTCATTATCAGACACTTACAAACAAATTTAACACAAATTAACATTGAAAAATCTTGATATGTTGGTATTATTTGTGTAATATATTAATATTATGCAATATTAATTTAAAATATGTATATAAACTGTATTGATTTTGGTAAAAACGAGCTTAATTTATAATGAATGTTAACGAAATATACAACATAATCAAAAACGCTGTATGTTTGCAGCGTCGGAAGGACAAAGCGATATATGACGTATTGAAACAGCTTGCTATAGTGACAGTATAGTACAGAGCCGCAAACAGGGAATAAGCGGAATATAAATAGCGGTGTTGTTAGCCACGATGCAGAGGTACGGGTATTGCTTGATAATGGAGATAGTAACTTAGTGCGATATGCGATTAACATCCCTAATATAATATTTGGAAGATATGAGTAAAAAATACAAACTTACTGTAGAGTTACGCGCGGGACATGGGAAATAATTATTAACGATTAAATATTACAATTATGGAAAGATACGATTATTTAAGAGCAATTAAAGAGGACGTTTTAAACTATATCAACGAAAACAATATAGTAGTAACCTCCGAAAATAGGGACGAAGTGGAACAGGATCTTAATGATACACTGTTTACATATGATAGCGTAACAGGGAACGCGTCAGGATCTTACACATTTAACGCGTGGACGGCTGAGGAATACCTGTGTCACAATTGGGAACTGTTAGGGGAAGCGTTAACAGAGTTCGGGTGCGATATGAGCTATTTAGAGAAAGGCGCGGAAGCGTGCGACGTTACAGTACGTTGTTATCTGTTAGGGCAAGCGATTTCGGAAGTTTTGGATGAAGTGGAAAAGGAGGAAGAGGAATGAGAACGTTTTTTGCACAAGTTGAAACAAAGTATTTGGTGGTTATATGTGTTTTGAGAGTGATAATGATTATAGAGTTTGGATAAATCAAAAATAAATGATAATGAGAACAATGAATTTCTATACTGCAAATGGTTGGGTTGGTGCAAACTATGACAGTAAGTTAAGTACTAAGGAAATCGCCGCAAAGGTTAGATCTTATGCTAAGAAAAATTTCCCGGATTTTAAATTTTCCATCCGTACAGAATGGAGTATATACACTGATTCAATGTGCATTGAACTTAAAGAAGGTACTTGCATTCCCTTTATTAAGGGGTCAAGAAGCGCGGAACGCGGTTATATGTCTACTATGAACAATGTAAAGGGATGGGAAAACGAGTTAACGCCGGAAATGTTTAAAGTTCTGGACGCTGTTACGACTTATGCTAGTTCTTTCCGTTACGATGATAGCGACGGGATGCAGGACTATTTCGATACCAATTTTTATTTAAACATAAAAGTGAGTGATGAATATAAGATTATAGAACCGAAAGCAAAGAAAAGCAGCGTTAAGCCTGAAAAGGTTGAGGAAGCCAAAGATGTGGAAGCCGTGACGGTTGAAGGCCTGGAAATCGTGGATTATTCGGAAAAGGCTATCGCGGTGTTTGGCGATACGAAGGCGATCAAAGAGCAATTAAAGGGATTAGGCGGACGGTTTAACCCTTCTTTAAATTACGACGGTGAAAAGCGTGCCGGCTGGATATTCAGCAAGAAGCAAGCGGACAAGGTGAAAGAATTGATAGCGCCTACAGGACTGCCGGCACTCCCTGAAGAAATATATATCCCGGAACTAGAGGAAGAAACGAAACAAACGGAGAAGTTAGGTAATATCCATTTAACCGAAACGGGCAACTTTAACGGCGTGCGCTATTACAATATTGAATGTGCGGGAATCATAACCAACGCGCGAGTACATGCGGACATACAGCCGGGCGATATATTCAACGTGTACACAGCGGAGGAGCGAAAGTACGGCGTAACCTATGATGGCGTAAGCGTGGAAAGCAGTTTAAAAAACGATTTACCCGGTATAATTGAGTTTAACGACAAAATAGAATCTAGCACGCTTAGCGTTTCATCATATTACACCCCGCTTGCTGAGGGTGTGGAATTTTACGAGAAAAAAGTAAAGTGTAAGCGTTACACCGTCAAGGATAAGCCGTTAACGCTTGGATATTACAGCATATTAGACAATCTGGACAACTGTATAATAGAATGCTATCCGACTAAGAAAGAAGCCGAAAAAGAGGCGGAAATACTTAACGGGTTTACGGATGGTAACGGACGATTAAAGACGGTCATTTAATTAGCTGAATATGGTTTTGTTGGTTTTGTTATTCATTTCCGGCACCGACAAGGATAAGCTACGCGAATTTATAAACAAAAGTTATGAATTAGATAAATTTTAAAGGATATGAAAGAATATAAGTTAACAGTAGAGTTCCATAATGGGGCGCGTTATTGCTATTATGGCAAGACGAAGAAAGAAGCGTTAGCAGCGTTTAGAAAATCGTTTGGCAGCTTTAAAGGATTTGTAAAAAAGGAGTGGACGATAGAACAAGATTAGCCAACATTATAAACCAATAAAAAATAGCAATGATAACAAATAATAACCTAGTAGATTTTGCGAGCATATCGACATACGTGGCTTCTGAAAGTTTAGTACAGGAAGCAAAAGACAAACATAGTGATATATACCTTAATTTTGCTTACTCCAATTATGTCGGATCATTTTTGGACAAGGTTATAATATCTTACTTAAAAGAATATTATCCTGAAAATATAGTACATGAGAGAACCTCCTGGAACGGTGAAAACGCGTTTATTTTTGGGGAACCTGCAAAAGAATTGTATAACCTTATGAAAGTTGACAATGTATTAGGCATCGATGATCTAGAGGACTATTATACAGAAATGGAGTATAATATGATAACAGAAGAAGCACAACAATATATTGAAGATAACGGGTTAAGTAATGAGTTATACGATATTGTGCGTGAATGGCTCGTAGACAATGGTAGTATAGAACCTAATTTTGTAGATTATTCGGAAATTGATCTAAACGAATATTTACGATTATCTTAAAAAAAACATACTATGATTGAAACATTAATACTATTAGGTTGCCTGTATCTATCAATACGGGTAACTGATTATATCGAAAAACAGAAACAAAACAATAACAATTAAAAACGTAACATTATGGAAAGAAGAAACGACATACCTAATTTACTTGCAATGTATATACGTAACACAAGTGAGATATATAATACGACATCATGGTTGCAAAGCTGTGTAATTAAAAAAAGCAAACAAGGGCATACAACCACAAGTAGAATACCTTGCCAATTGTAGCACGATGAAAACTATAATCAGAGAGTCTGCCAAACTGTTATACAAGTACGACGGAATAATACCAACCAGACAGGAAAAACAGGAAGCGACCCGGGAGCATGCCAAATATATCCTTGACAGTGTGCAATACTTCCAAAAACGTCAATAGAGGGCAAAATAAAGCTTTCTATTGAAAGATATCAATCAATACCGATATATTACCCATAAAAAACAAAAACATTATGATACAGATAACAGTAAAAAACAGCAAAACAGGTAGCCAATATATTTGTAAATCGGCTTCAAAAACGGTAAAGTATATAGCATATAAGCATATAAGTTACCATTTCATATGCAGACACAAGGATCACCCGTTTTTTAAACAATTATATCACGGCCCAAAAGATATATATATAGGTTCGGAACGGTACAAGGAAATAGAAGCCCTAAAAAAATCTATCTGGAATACACCGATACACGAATTACTAGAGCTAACCATCACGGAAACACCCCTAGACGGACGTACACGATACGCAAAACAGTTACCCGTATATAATGTAGACATATTAGCGGAACTCACCTATGACAGCTTCAGTAATGGTGTATCAGGCCGCCCGTACAACTCAATTAAAGACGCTATACAAAACGATGGGTACTCCGTTTGGTGTAATGAAAAGATCAAAAAAGCGTTTAGTTTTGGGAACGGCACGGAAAAAGATTTTAAAAGATATTGCAAAGACAACAAATGTAAGATTATAAGCGAAAACGAATTTTATTCTTTGCCGTTGAATGAACAAAAAACACATATTCAATTCATTCGGGAACAATTAAGCCGTTACGAAATACGCTAAAGAACAATTACAGGAAGTAATAGCTAATATAAATAAGATAGTAGAAAATCGTATAGGAAGTTTTGCCCTACGTTTGACGAAGAAACAGCAAACTATGTTAGGGAAATACTGGAATTATACCTAAAAACGTGGGTGTTGCCAAAACTTGATGAAGTGTTAAATGAATTAGTATTATGAAAAAACAGAATATACAAAAAGAATTATATCCTATCCTTGAAAACGAAAGTATTAAGATAGGAACGTTTAAAGCTAGTAGAAGCATTGACACATTGAATATTATAAAGGAAAATATCAAGTTTTGGAAAAGCTATGACGGGCACAAGTTACCCGAAAAACAGGTTAAACGAGCGTATTATAACGGTACCAGGACGCAAAATATAATCAAAATGTACAGAAGTACGCCCGAATTGATTAAGTTTGTAAGAGAGCACGCAAACGACTACAATACGTTAAATCGAAAGGACGTACCTAGCTGCATAACTATTGATCGTAGGCGGAGTGAACGTTATTTTTCCGTATATATCGAAAAGTTTGGGAACGTGCGTTTTGATGAAGTGTTAAGAGTTTTCCCTTTGCTTCCTAAATCATATTTGAACGAATAATGAAAGTGATTAGAGTAATAAGAAGAATACTAACCGACTCGGATATTATAGACCTGTACGGCCTGTATTGTGAGTTTTACAAAAATATACAATAATTTAGATAGCATTTTGCGCAATTTGTTAGTTGCTGGAAACATTGTAACCGTATCATATGAACAAATGAGAGAGATACGCAAAGAACTGGGCCGCTTTGATTATCCTGTCATTTAGGGAATTAAGATAAATAGGATTGCCCGGTATGGAGAACAACGAACAGAGCGATAATGAAAGAAACGGCACCATACGCGGATATTTTGCTTTTAAATCAAAAGGAGAATGACAAACGAATACGGTATTCATTGATCATGTATTTAAATAACCAACTATCCCGGCGTGGAGAACAACAAGCGGATCGCCACCGCCGCCGGGAACTATTTATTAACTTAAAAATAAAAAGACATGGAAAGTACATTCAAGTTGTTAGCTACTGACAGACAGGCGCAAATACTATTCAACAACTATTGCGTTAAACTGATGGAGTTCAAAGGGGATAAAGAAAGTTATCCAGAAATGAATATAAATAATGAAATAATTTACCCGTGGCGTGTTACATTACGGCATAAAGAAGAATTAGGCAAACTTCGTGGGGTGTATTCATTTGAAAAACTTGTAAGTATTATTTAATTAAAGGGAGGGACGAACTATGTTTTTTTTTGATGGATATCGTGTGGCTCGTAGTGGACTGTATGAAGGAAATGACTGGAAATAACGGTTTTTAAGCCGAATTATCTGCCAAAGGTTCAACGCTTTGCAAGTGGTGCAAATTCCACGGGCGGAGCAAATTACTAACTTAAAACGAAACAATATGGGAACGATCAAGCAAATAAGTATTAAGCAAATTGTTTGCTCTAACATTATAGCAGCCGAAAAAGTTGCCGGGGATGTGTGTCAAGGTCTTGCCATCAAGCTGGCGAAAGAATTTATATATCATAACCGTGATATGGATGCAAACGAGATCTCGTACATCAGCCGACAATGCGAAATTGCGCTTCAAAATACATTCGAATTAGGTCTTACGGAAGCCAAGAACAAGGAAATGAATAATATAATAGCGAATTTAAAATAAATGGGAACGAACAATAAACAATCCATCCTGGAAGGACGTAAATGGGATGTGATAGAGAGTGTTGACGGATATTTTTCCGGGGAAAAGAACGGAGTTATCATACAAGGAACGACAATGAGTGATCTGTATGAAAAATGTAAATCTTTTGATATAGCTTCGGTTATGGAGAAGATTAAGACGGGTGTAGATCTGAACGAATGGGAAAAACACTTAATAAAAGTTAATAAAAAGTTGTTGGCAAACCAATAAACTATATCTTTGCCGTATGAGAAAAAAATACGTTGCATATTATAAAGGCTGTACAATAGAGGTCACAGGAGAAAAAGACTTCATGTACCGGATAATAAAAGGTGAACGGATGGATCTCTTCGTTGATATGTTTTATAAGTCCACATCTGATGCGCTAAAGGGTGCAATGAGGTGGGTGGACAATAATGTTAGAAAGGAGTGAATTTATGCTTTTTGGAATTGTTTTTGCTATGTTAATGAAGGCTATATGTGGAAATATGTTGGACGATTGATCAACTACCCATTAGGCTAAAAGCCTAGGTTGATTAGACTAATCACGTTAGGAGAGAATATATAGTTACCAAGGGGTGTTTGCTCAAGCCCCTTGCTCTAAGGTCAGTGATTAAACAATTCTGTGGGGTAGGAATGGCTCCTTTGATATTAGGAAATTGGACGGTACAAAAGTGAATAAAGGTTCTATCAATTGCAAGTATTTGCGGTTGGTAGATAAAAGAAAAAGTATATTAATTGAAAAGAGAATGCAAGTAAATTTATGAAAACACTGGTTTTTGATGTGATGCTTGACGGGCGGTTTATACATACGTTCAGATATCAGTATTGCCCATTGTTCCCGATAGACGAACAGGAACTGGAGAAGTTTGTTACCGACAGGCTTCCTACATTGAAAGGAAAGGATTTTAAAATAGTATTTTGATTATGAAACAGACAGTAGAAGAAGCAGCATACGATTATGCTACTAATAAAACGAAGTTCAGAAAAGACGTTCTGAAAGAAGTTGACGCGGATACCTACGTTTCACGTCATGCTGATAGTATGGACGATTTTCAATGTGGTGCCGAATGGCAGTCAAAGCAACCACCTTGGATAAGTGTTAAGGAACGGTTGCCGGAAGAAGGACAAAAAGTTTTCGTTTTGACAATGTGTTGTGGTGTTTCACGCATTCTAATTGAAAGGTTTTATAAAACAAATGCTTTTGATAAAGATAATAGATGGATTTTTGGAAATAGTATCGTGTTGGCATGGTTTCCTATTCCGTCTTTCGATGATATACTCGAAGCCAACAGGGATGTACTAGAACGGATTAAAGAGAAAGGAGATTGAGATATGGAAATACATGGTAGTAAATCAAGGAAAACATCAGTAAGATTAAAATTTGTTCAGTCAGCAAATAATTTAGGTAAGGGAAGAATATACTTTCAGATTATCAGAAATAGGTGGGTAAGACAATTCAACCCTGAAATTAAGATACCAAACTCACTATGGCTTGGAAATGAAGAAAATCCATATACTTCTGATGAAGATGTGAACAAAGAAATAGATTGGTTTTTCTCCCAAATTGAGAAATGTATCAATATATTGGAATATACAAAACCTGAATACACGGCTGATGATGTTGTAAAATGTATATCTGACATAAGTCAATCTTTGGTTGATTACATTATGAAGATTAGCGACAGACTAAGCCTTTCAGGTAGAAAAACTAGTTCAAAACATTATTCGTCCTTATGTAAACGAATAACAGAGTTTATTGGGAATAGTCGTGTTTCATTACAAGATATTGACTGTGATTTTGTAGAGTCGTTTGAATCATTCTTATTGTCAAGAAAAATGAAAAGAAATTCAAGTAGTTTCTATTTGCGTATGTTAAGAAGCGTTTGGCATAAAGCGATGGATTCAGGGTTAGTAACGCCAACACTAATCAATCCGTTCAAACACGTTTATACAGGCGTTGATGTTACTGAAAAGAGAGCTATATCAATAGACGACATAAATAAAATAAACCGCCTAAACCTGAAAGCGCATCCGAATCTTGATTTTGCGAGGGATATGTTTATGTTCAGTTTATATACACGTGGAATGAACTTTGCAGATATGTATTCCTTAAAAAAAGACAATATTCAAAATGACGTGATAACATACAAAAGAAGAAAAACAGGGAAAATCCTACATATTAAAATGGAGAAAAAAATAAAAAAGATTATTGACAAGTATTTAAGGCCTGATTCCGATTATGTGTTCTATATTTCTACAAGTAGGAATATAGAATATAAGAGCATTGCCAATAAACTTTCAAATGTAAATGCGAACTTAAAGAAAATAGCTGAATACGCAGGTATTAAAAGCAATTTGACAATGTATGTGGCGCGCCACAGTTGGGCCACAATTGCCCAAAATGATGCGAATGTCCCACTTTCCGTAATCAGTAAGAGCATGGGGCATAGCGATGAAAAGGTAACACGGATTTATCTTTCGTCATTTGGGAATAAGTTAATAGACGATGCGAACAGAAATGTAATTAGATTATTGAAATAAGTATAGGAAGTATATGACAAAGTATTATGTTTGGGTGTAACTTCTAATGAATGAACGGTATGGAAGTAAAAAACGGAATAATAATAGATGGGGTGCTGCATGAATCATCAGAAGGATTTTGTAATGAGTGTTCCTTATGCCAGGAATGCTCTAATCTTTTAGACGATAACTATTGTGCCTTACTCGATTTGGGAATAGGTCAGTGCTTTGTTAATCGTGGTAAGGTAACAGAGATTAAAACGAAGGAGGAAAAGAAATGAAACAGGTATTGTCATTCGAGCAAATGAAACATTTGAAGGATCTTGGAGTAAATACAAGTGATGCAAGTATGGTATTAATTGCCACCGATGATGATGGTTGCACGTTATTATGGGAAGATGCTGAAAAAGCAATTAAACACCATTTGTACGATGTCTATTTCAATCTATATTATGTTGAAAGCAGTAGTTATGATCATTCCTTTAAAAAAGAGTGTGGAGTTTTTACCTTGCAGGATATTCTCGATAAGCTGCCTTGCTTCATCGGCAATCAAGTGCTTACCATCCAAAAACTTGCAGATAGCTATACATGCTTGTATATGGAACCTTATTCTAGGTCAATAATAAAGATTACAGAGAGTAAAGAACTCATTAATGCAGCTTATGAAATGCTGTGCTGGTGCATCGAAAACGGATATGTTAAAGTTGGGAAGGAGGAATAACTATGGGATTTACAACACCGTGCTTTATACGCAAAAACACTGATAATATTAGAAATAGATTAAAAGAACATTTTAAAACAAAGGAGGAACAATCATGTGTAATTCAATAGAATGGGGCAGATGCGAAATATGTGGAAAAGAAACCCAGTTGGAACGTACTTATTTTTACTATCCAATTCATTGTGAATGTTGTGGCAATAAGGAAAACAGACATTTTGAAATGATAAGACATTGTAAAAAATGTCCTGCCCCTATGCCTAAAGAAATACATCCACTATGTAAGGCAATGGACGGTAAGACTTATCATGCGAGTGTTTCCAATATGCTTCCCATTGATATTCATGGAGAGTTTATTATAAATGAGCGAATAATTAAGGAGGAATAATTATGGGATTTACAACACCGTGCTTTATACGCAAAAACACTGATAATATTAGAAATAGATTAAAAGAACATTTTAAAACAAAGGAGGAACAATGAAAGCAAAGTATTTTAAAAAGATAAGAAGCCAAGTAAAGTGGTATAAGGTATCATACAGAGATAATTTACTTTTTAGTTTTAGCGATGAGAAAGAAATATTGGCTAAATCTCCTGAAAATGCTTGTGTCAGATACCATAAACGTACTGGATGTTTTGTTAACAAATATAATCCCAATAATATTACACAACATAGTGAATCTCTTTCAAGGTTCAAGGTATGTATAGGTAAGAAAGTAATGTATTTCGATTAAATATGAAAGCAAGAATAAAAAGAAAAATTCAAAAAAGACCATTCCTATATAATGTAGGACAAGTTTTTAAGGCTTGTGATTGGATTACTAGTATTCAACGTGGAAATATGGTTTGGCGTAGGTATCGTTCATTTGGTACTATTATTAAATCAGAATTTTAAATATGAAAGCAAGAATAAAATCAACAGGGGTTTTGGTAGATGTAATTCCCCAATTAAACATCAACCCTCAACATAGCAATGATTATTTATATGTATGTGATAACATGGTTTACAGAGAATGCGAACTTGATTTTTCAGCTATCGACTGGGAACAGAGGCGATATGAACTAGCGAAAGATATTATTAAGGCTGTTGTAGCAGATGACTGTGGGGGTAATTCTGATGCACTCGCTAAATATGCGGTTAATTGCGCTGATGCACTAATTAAAAGATTAAAGGAGGCAAATAATGGATAGCGTACAGACACAAACACTTTCCATTAACGGAGATGGAGGTGGTGAAGCATATATTGACTTTTGTGATGGACAATTGTGCGTTTCTGTTGTTGTAGAAGGGAAACAGGCGGATTTTCATTTTGAGCCTGTTACTTTAGGAATGTTTGCCCATGCTTACAAACTGCATTGTGAAGAGTGTGAAGAATGTGAAAAGAAGAAAGGAGAATAACTATGAAAGTGTTAAGAGATAAAACTCCTGTCGCTCGTAAAGAGCACAGGTGCAATTTTTGCGGTGGAGTAATTTCCGTTGGAGAAAAATACAACAGACAGACCAATGTTTATGACGGTCGTGTTTATGACTGGGTATCCCACTGTTAATGTTCCGAGTTAGCCTGTGAACTTGATATGTATGATGATTGCGATGAAGGACTTGACGATGATGAATTTATAGATAACCTTAATCAGTATGTTTACGACAATCATTATGACGATAAAATAGATGATATTGCGAAGGATTGGCAATTACCACGTTATGAATTAGTACAGAAAGTGTTGAATGAATTAAAAAAGAAATAGTTATGACCGAAGAATTTGTAACATTAGAAACTGCGAAGTTGCTAAGAGAGAAAGGATTTAATGAGTATTGTAAAGATATTATTAAAGAAGACAATAATCGGATAATGCAATCTGTGTTCCGAACAAATAAGAATTTGCCAAAATTGTGTTATAGTCGTCCCGCTCAGTCCA